TTGATGGAATTGTTTGCCCATGCCCGGGCTAACGGTGCATAACAACTGCCATACCAGTTTAGGGTGTTTACTGAGTGCAAAGTAATTGGTGTTAACACGCTGGTTGGTAGCCATAAGATAATATGCCGCGAGCTCTTGGTTGCCTTTGACTAGACTCATATATCTGTTCAGCAGGAAAGGAGCAATCTTCTTTTGCTGCTCAGTAGTACATCGATCCCAGAACTTCATATCTTTCTGATCAAGTGCGCTTAATACTGTGTTAAGAGGTAAATCGCTCAAACGTAACTCCACGGGTGTCTATATGTTCTCCCAGTGCCATATAAAACATATGACTGTCACTTATATCTCCAAAGTTTATCCACATCATACGTTTGCCGTTTGCTGATGTGTGTATCTTTCGGGTAACTGGTATACCCTTGTCCTTAAAATACTTGTCCACTCTTTCCTGCACAAGTTTAATATAACTATGATGTGTAGTACTTTGTGGATCTATCATATAATAATATACCCTATAGTCCTCTCGCACAATAAGTTTTGCGCCAGGCTGTGACCATTCATCGTAGTTCATTACCAGGCCTTTGTGATATCCACAATTTCGGTTTGGCGATTGATCTCTTTAGCACAGTAGATACACATTGGCTTATCACCAGTTTCAATGGGAATGGCTAACATCTGTCCTTGTTTAAGTTTGGGAAAAAACCATTTGACGTCACTATATAGATCTGTAATAGTAACTGGCAAGTAGTCTGCTTTGTAGCTGCTTAATGGATTAAAACTAAACGCAAAAAATCCTCTATCGTTAAGGCTACTAAGATTGATCATTTCCAAATCACCAATCTCTTTCTCACCAATTAGGATTTTCCAATCAACTGGCAATTTAATCTGATGGCCTGCTACGTCTAATACAAGTGCAGGACTGTTAAAACTCTCAAGAAAGATTAATGGAATAAAGAAATAATCGGGATTAACAGGATCTGAATTATCTAATATAGCAAACCTTAAATCATCGATCTCTTCAGGTAGCTCGTTCATCTCAAATGCTGTGTCTTCTAACGTTAATATTCTCATTCGTTGTTTCTCACAATTAATTCCAATCTATTTTCTGAACGTTATACGGGTATTTCGCTTCTTTGTAGAATTTTTTACGTTGCGTAAGGTGCCTCTTGGCAAATCTGCAGGTCGACGTAACATCCCATATCTGGACAAAGTCTTTGTCGTCGGCTTTTCTAATACCTCTTCCGATGCTTTGGATAACTCTGACGAAGCTCTTGCCCGGCTCAATAAGAACCAGATTAAATACACGGGGTATATTAATACCCACACTAGCAACGCCATAAGTTGCAATAATAACTTTGTTAGTTGCATCAGCAATCTCATCATAATGGTCCTTACGCTCTTGTGCCTTTGTTCCACCGCTAACAAATACGGCAGACGAAATCCTTTTTTCAAGTTCTTTTCCTGCATTAATTCTATCAACCAATACTAATGTGTTGCCTGTAAGTTTAATTTGTTCTATTGTCTTTGCAATATAGTCTAATCTATCTGTGTGTTCTAGTAGGTATTTAAGCTCGCTCTGATAGTTTGTATATTCTTTAGTGTCTAATAATTGTAACACATTAACTTCACAATTTGCAAGAACTCCTTTCTCCTGGAGTTCACTAGCCGTAATACTATTTGTCACAGGACCCAAACTACACAGTAGGCTCACGCTTTCAAACTTCTCTTTGGGTATTGTTCCTGTTAGTCCCCAACGTATAGGTATCTGACTCATTACGCCTGTTAGCAGTGTTTTAAGAGCATCTGCTTTAGCCATGTGCACTTCATCCACCATTATGCATACAACATCCTCTAAGAACTCCTGTATGCTGATAGGTGCTATTTGATTCTTAGTATTCTTTAATAGTATATTTAAGCTCTGCCAAGTACAAATGGTGTGTGTTTTACCAAATTCTTTACGGTCACCATAATATACACCTACATCAAGACCCATGTTAACGTAGTCTGCTTCAGTCTGTGTTACCAGGCTTTTGTTGGGCACTATAATAACCGTGCGTCCGTGTTGTTCGCATCTATGACTCAACACGGCTGTTATAAGAGTTTTGCCTGCTCCAGTTGCTACTTGCTGCAAGCTCTGAGGGTTACTGAGAAAGCCATTAATTACTTCAACCTGATAGTCCCGCAACATAATAGGTTGCCCTGCTGCTGGATGTTTTTCAGGCCATACGTATTCAGCATAACTCTCTTCTGTCACTGGCTCTAGTGTGTAGTCAACGTCATAGTCACGGGTATCATTAAGCGTGATGTCATAACCGTCACTGGCTAGTATGGGCAGTATCTCTGGTAGCAAGTTGATATAGGTACTACCTCCCAATTGAAAGAAGGCGACCTTGCCATCCCACCGACCCAGGCGCACTGCTGGCATATAACGTGCGCCTGGAATGTCAAACTTAAACCTGTTACTCAGTTTCTTACGAGTATCTAAATCCAAGCCTTCTATTTTAACGTTTACTTCGTCTTTAACGTGTAATACGCAGGGTTTCAATAATCTTCTCCGCTATCTTTTTGTGGCCTTCTTCTAATGGATGCCCACCCGGGCCAATGGGACTGTTGTATGCCCACTCTACCAGACCCGCGGTGGGCCAACCTATAAACTTGCTAACATCAATCATGTCTGCGTAGCCCTGATTGTCTTTCATATATTTTTCATTCCGGTGCTGGTTATCAAATGCTGAAACAAATCTATAATCTACATTATAACACTTTAGAAAACTTTGTAAAAGGATAACCTGCCGCAACCATCTACGGTATTCATGTTCCTCGTTATTATAGAGTGTAATATATTTAATAAGTTCTTTGCGATACTGTAGTTTAGGATCTTCATCAAACACACGATTATTACATCCAGGCCATATGTCATACGCACCCCATTCATCAGCATGCTCTTGTCTGCCGCAACTTGACCACCCCACAATAACTAGGTCCGGCTTTAGTTCACCAACAACCTGCATGGTCTTTTTCACCATGTATTCATTACCCACGCCGGGACTGCCATCATTAATAATGCTGCAACCCAGGCTATCTGCTACTAACCTTGGCCATGCATGTTGCGAAGGATTAGCAAGCTCTTGTCCGTAGGTAAAACTATCGCCTATTGTAAAGAGTGTTTTCATAATATTATTATACATGAAAGCATGGCAGGGTGTCTACTTAAAGTAAACACCCTGCCTAAGATTTAGTATCTGGAGGAGGAGAGGAGTGTGATACTAAATCTATAAAATAATTATACTACTTATGCCCGCCGCATGCAAGTACTTTCTGCAAGTGAACGCCACTTTTCTGAGATCTTTTTAAGATCCGCAATCTTTAGTGCCATACGCAAGCTCATTTCACGTAACTTGGTACGGTTGGCATACATAAAGTCCAGGATCTCCTGTTCTTCTTCTTTGTTAAACCCGTAATCGTCACCCCAAAGTTTACCAGTACGTGCAATCTGTTTGATACGCAGGTACTTGTCACGCATTGTGTCTAGCGTAAGATCTAGATAGTGACAACGACTGCTAAGTGCTTCCAAGTGATCCTGCAATCGCTTGCTACGAACATTCTCGAATTTAATGTTAGTAATAAAGCAAGCAGTGCCCTTAAACTCAAAGCTATCAGGAATACCCTCATTACGTAACTTAGATGAATCTGCGTTCCAGAAGATCTTGCGCTTCTTACCAGAGTCCAGTGCAGCCTTGAGAATGTTCAGTGCCAAGTCGTCCAACAAAACACTATCACAGTCATCAAACACAATGACGTTGCCCTTGTCGCTGAATTCATATAGCTTTGCATACAAGCCCAGAGCAGTCATTGCACCCTTAACAACTTCAAACTTGCGACGCTTGCTACTAACGTCCTCAAAGATGCTCTGCTCTTCAAGAGTCTGAGTAACACCGTAACTCTTGCCAACGCCCGGGGGACCTGTAACAATTAACGCACGGATGTCGCCGCTCTTAAGAGCACCTGTCATCTCGTTTAGTATTTCAAAACGCTCTTCAATCTCCGCCATGCGCTTCTCATCATCTTCAGCAGTATACTCCTTCTTACCTGCTACCTTGATATCCTGGTTAATATTATGTGCGCCAAGCTGACGATCAAATGCATCCTGTTCAACACCAACAATGTCATCAGCAGCACATTTGATGCGAACAGGTCGGGCATAATCGGTGCCTAGTGTGGCGCCGTCTACAGTAATGTAGGATCCACGAGCACCTGTCTTAAACTGTTTAACAACAGGAAATACCGTGTCTGCAATTTGCAGTTTCTGATATGTGCCTGACTTGATAAGAACGTATTCCATAGTTTCTTGCTCCTCAACAATGTTTAACTTATAATTCATAATAGCATATGTCTAGTATTAGTCAACCGTTTCTGAAATTATTCCCGATTTTAGGCCGCAACAGCGAATATTTCTGCATCGCTGTTATACAGGTCAAACACCTTGCTGACCAGTTCACGCTTTCCTGCCTTGGGAAAG